ATAAAACAACGTGCCGCGAATCGTGGATCGTCTATGCATAAGATCCTTGAACATAAGATACTTGGTGAGGGTTACGCTGACATGACAGAGCTTGGACAACAAGCCACGAAGATGGCAGAACAGATCGTGGAGCGTGGATTGTGTAATGTTACAGAATATTACGGAACAGAGGTCAACATATATTATCCTGGATTGTATGCAGGTCAGACAGATTTAATGTGTGTCCATAATGGGGCAGACACAATCGTGGATTTTAAACAGACCAACAAGCCAAAACAAAGAGAATGGATTACAGACTACTTCACACAAGGTGCTGCGTATTGTATGGCACATGACACAATATATGGTACTCAGATTGATAAGTTTGTTGTGATGATGTGTAGTGCGGACCTATACTATCAAGAGTTTATTATCCAAGGCAAAGAATTAAAAGAATATAAATATTTATGGTTAGAAAGACTTGACAACTACCACAGAAATTCCTATATAGATGGTAGAAAGGATGATACATGAAAAAAAATAAAAGTAAAAAATGGGACGATGTAATAGAAGATATTGAAGATGATTATCTTCCTGTTCCTGGTTTTAAACCAAAGCAAAGAGAAGAAGATGATGAGTTAATAACTTATTTTCTAATCAATAAGAAACAAGGTATCATATCTAGTATAGAGGCTAGAGACGGTGATGATGCATGTCGTATCTTTAACAAAATAGATCCAATGGATAGAAAAGATTGGACTATTGCTGTTGAGTTAGGAGATCAACCTACAAGCAAGGATTTTCACTAATGAGATATCAATACAAAGTAAGAGAGCTAGGCAAAGACGAAGTACAAGACATGGAGGCTATGTCTCTTAAAAAACTAAAAGCAAAATTAGATCATAAAAAAGAATATGCTGTAGAATACACAAACAAGCATAAGAATTTTATATCTACAACACTAAAAGGGAAGGAACCAAAGTAATGGCAAAGAAGAGAAAAAGAAATAAGATGGATATAACTTGGAATATAGTAGATGACTATATGAAAAAGTTTGAAAGAATGATGAATAAAGCATCAAAAGAAATAAAAAAAGCAGATATTAGTTGTAGTAGTCACATTTTAGGATCTACAATGATAAGATTCTTATCAGCTAATATGGCTAATTATTACGATATAAACAAAGTAAGAGAGCTGTTTCAAGATATATTAGATGAAGAGTCTACTCACGCTGTAATCAAAGCAAAACAAGATAGAGAGAACTGTACTCTAGATGCACCTAAAAGAAGTAGACTAAATTAATGGCAAATAAACTAGACTGTACTGAAAAAGCGTGGTCCATTATGATGAAGCATACAACTTGGAGAAAACCATTAAGGATGACTTCAAAACGTCAAAGATATATTGATATAATGTGGCCTAGGTGGAAAAAATATAGAGATGCTATGGTTAAAGCAAATTTATATCAAGGTTGTGCTTGGTCTGGAGATAGTAAATGGCCTAAAGTAGATATAAATACTAAAGAAAAATTTATTGAAAGTCTACTAACTCAACATTGTACAAGTCATACATTTAATATAACTTTAGAAAATGCAAGATGAAATATATACTTATTATTATAGTTGCTTTGACTTTAACCCATTGTGGTAAGGTCCAAATAGGTGACTGGGAGTGGGATCCTAAAACTGCAATGATGAGAGCAACCTTTGGAATATCAAAATAATGTTCGTAAAGCACCTACAAGAATACCTAGATCAATTTACTGATGGCACCAAAGGTACAGCCATCAGTAATGCTGAGATATTCATAGAAATGGATAATGGCAGACTAGAAAAGATAAGACGTATCGAGGTCCAAGAGTCTACAATCGTTGGTAGTCCCTCAACAAGGGTAGTAATTAAGGCAGAATCAAGGCAAGCCATACTTTCGCCAACATTTAAGCAGACTTAGGACTATTACTGTGCCACTATAGTGGAGATTTTGAGCAATTTTTTTTTTCTGTGATACAAAAAAGTTCATGGCACACTTGGCACACCCTGTTTTTGACCTATTATCGTTGGTATTATTGACTAATAGCTGTGCCAAGCCGTTTGGCACACTTGGCACAAATGGTGATTTTATTGACTTTTTTGCACTTTTGCCTTGGCACACTTTCTATAAATACAACCTAGTCCCTACTTGGCGCGCGAGACCTTTTTGAGTTTTGAAAAAACTTTATTTGCCCTAAAATCTCCCTTATATAGAAGATATGATTAAGCGAAAAAAATCAAAATATAAATGTGCTGTAATTAATAAGAAGAGGTATTACTTCTATAGCATTAAGTGGGCAGACATCACCGGGGATTCTGCACACGCCACTATCGATGAGTTCGATAGATTCCTGCCTTGCGTAATGGTAACTCAAGCTTATGTTTACAAGAAAGATAAAAAACATCTTTGGACCTTTAGTTCGTACGATCAGAATGATGAGGTGTTTTCTGATCGGAATGTGTTTCCTCTTGGTTGTATTCTAAAGATGGAGAAGGTTCTACTGTAATAAGTTTATTATCATCTAATATTTGTTTCATTCTAGATTCTAATTCTTCCTCCGATAACTGGTCCAAGTTACCAGTCATAATTAATTTCTGATCTATATATAATCCAGCAGCTTTACCTCTAGCAACTTCTGCATTTGTAGCTGCAGACCAAGCACCTTTTTCTCTAGCTTCATCTCTGATTCTAGCAAGCTCTGTAATATGTTTTTCAAAATTAACTCCATACTTCTCTTGGACTTCACGTCTCAGTTCACCAATATATTTTGCAACAAGAGGATATACTCTTGGATTCTTTAGTTCAGATGCAGACTGTCTTGGTCGTGTAGTGTATCCAGCAGCTTGTGCACACTCAGCAGGACTCTTCCTACCTTCGTTATATACAAGTAATTCTGCAAACTTCTTTTGTCTATCTGTTAATACTGGTGTTCTAGTCATAAATTTGCTATACATTTTTGTACGAATAAAGTCAAATTAAAAAGGTGAGATACGATGAAAGCAGAGTCTAAATTCTGGCAACAAATTAAGAAAAATACACCCAAAATACAGTGGACAAGACTCGAATCTTGGTCCTCTCATTGTGTACCAGATCTGTTGGGATATGCGGATTCTTGTGGTTTTTTCATGGTTGAGTTGAAGGTTGCAAAGGGCAAGAAAGTATCGTTTTCACCACACCAAAAACTATTCCATATGACTCGGACGAAACGTAATTTCATCTTACTTTTGACAGACGCTCCACGACACGTAAAACTTTATGAGAGTGCCGCGATCCACGGCTTGCTGCTCGATCACCGCGAAGCTCGCTGCTTGGCGCTTGATGATTGGGATCACATTCAACGCTTGTTGCTTAACTTGCCGCTTGATGCTTGACGCTTGTTGCTTGATGCTCGCCGCTTGCGCCTTGGTGCGTAGTACTCTGGTCCATGCTTAGGTAACAGATCCGGGTGAGTGCTTGGTGCTTGTTGCTTGTTGCTTTTAGCTGCCTCCACGAATCGCGTGGAGTTGTCCGCGTTGAGTTTATCATTCTTAATGTTCATGATATTGTATGTTCTCAACTTTCCTGTCCCAACACGCTCTGCATGGTCCACACTTGTTGCCATTCTTAGGCGCTGGGCATGTACCGCCTGAGCTGCCCACTGTTGATGTCCATGGCCAGAACTTGACTGGCGGCTGGTCGATCATATGTGAAGAGATTCTAATTGTAAGATTACCAGGGACAGCCTCTGGATCTACTAACTTCAGGAATTTAACTTCCCGCGTTGGTAGCCAGTGTCTGGTCCCCGGTGTTCGGACACAAACCTCAAAAATTTGTTTTAAATGCCATGCGCTCTGCAGGTCTCCAGAGTCGTGCCATCTAAAATATGGCTGCTTGCCGATCAGGATCACCATAGCGTCGACCCATTCTGGATGGCTTAAGCTCTCCAGTCTACGGTCCAGCGCATCGCGGACGTTGCTGAATCTATATCTTCCCTTCAGGGCGTAACAACCAGCGCACACGCTGCCTGGTACTTTGGCAAGCTTCGCGCCTGTAATGCATTTATATGCTGGCAGGTTATAAGCTGG